GAATGAACCGCCGCGCCGTCTTGCATCAAGCACTGCCGCTTTCGATGCCTCTTGTATTTGCGGCATCATCTGCATCACTTCAGCGCGTACAGTTTGCGAAACACCAGCCGATAGGTTGATGGTTTGATTGACCACTACACCGCCGCCCATTTTGTTGTTAGGTACTATTGATCCGCTGCTATTTGGAACAAACATCTCTGCGCCGCGCTCACCAACCATATATGGCGTGTTAGCCCTTACCGGCCCACCGATAGCTTTACCACCGCCAAAAAGTGCGCTGCCAATTGTTTGTAAGAAATTACTGCCGCCGATCGCAGCCGCTAAAGGCTTTGTAATGCTTTGCTGTATTTGTATGCGGATTAGATCAGCAATAATCGACCGCGCCATTGATTTAAACGCATCTTTTGCACTAGCTGCGCCCATAGTTACATCAACAAGCGCATCTTCCAGAGATTTAACGCCACGCACCGCAGCATCGCCAAGCCCCTCTCTGACTTTTTCGCCTGTTTCTTTTAGTTCTTGTAATGCCTCAGACAATGTTTTTGTTTTTTCAGCAATCTTGTCAGTGCTTTTGCCGAGACCATCAACGCCATCAGAAGTCGCTTTTACAGCCGCACGCAAATCATTAAACAAAGATACGTCAAAGGTTTTCGGTAGTCGCCTAAAACTTTCTGAAAAGTTTCTAATTCTGTCGGCAAAATCTTTGGAAAAAGTAGATGCCAAAACAGACGCAGCGTCAACCATCCCTAAAATGACAGTTTGTGATTGTTCTGCAAAACGATAAATTGCTTTGGCAACTTGTTCGACCAAATTGATAACGCCAATAGCTAATTCTTTTGCAAACTTTTTTATGCCGCCAGCTTTTTCAATTGCTGCAACAAGTTTGTTTCGCATTAGATCAACAAGTTCACGCAATGCCGGTGCCAACGCTGCGACCAATTGATCGCGCACGCCGCCGAACATTGTCCCTAGCTTCATTATCGCGTCATTGGCTTCTTCAACGCCCCTGACTGCGCTTGATGACAATATAAAGCCAAGCCCTTCAGCTTCATTAAACATTTCACGCAAGGCTGCGCTGCCGCCTTCTAGCGTGTTTACAAACGCCACGCCCTCACTATCGAACAGCTTAAACGCCAGACGCACTTTATCGCCGCTGGACTGTACGTCATCAAACGCATCAGCAAGCGCAAGCATCTGTTTATCAAGTGGTTGTTTAGCTAGTTCTTTGGCGTTCAGACCAAGTTCTTTAAGCGCGTCTTTAGCCTCGCCAGTGCCGTTTGCAGCTTCAGACAAACGCCGCGTAAATCGCTGCACAGCCATATCGACTGTGCGCGTTTCAACGCCAGCCAGATTAGACGCATATCGCAGCTTTTGCAATGCTTGACTGGTAACGCCCAGCTTTTGCGCGGTCTTGCCCAGCGTGTCAATGCTATCAAGTGATGATTTAACCAGCAAACCAAGACCGGCGGCACCAGCAACACCTACAAGGGCTGTTCTAAAACTAAATATAGCTTTGCGGACAAGGCCAAGGGAACGGGTTAAGGTGGCAAATACTGGTCCAGTTGTGTTTTTGGCTCCGATATTAATTTGCAGTTTATTTTGCAGAGCCATTTTCAATCACCTTAAAATATGCGAACCATTCGTTAAGTTCTGTCAGAGTTAATTCTTCAATCTCTGGCTGTGTCTTGTGTAGGCGATCCGCTAGGGCTAGCATATTTAGCCTTAACGGGTCGCCCTTTAGTTTTTTTCCGCATCCCCAACGCTTTCAACGTCACCAAACATTTGCCCAGCAATATCAGCAATTAAGGCCACGCTGTCACCCATTAAGTGCATTTTGTCCTCAAGCGTAAAAAGTCGCTTGCCATCGGCATCTTCAGCTTTGGTAATAATCAGATCAACCATACCGCTAATCGTCATATTGTTTAAAAAGTCTTTGTGCTTTCTTTGTAGCTTATCAATGTCTCCAGCAGTAATGGCTCCAGAATAAATAACCAACGGCTGACCATCTTCGCCCCACTCATCAACTTTAATGACCTTCCGGTCGCGGTTACGCCTTGCGGCGATCTGTTCTCCCAAGCCCATAATTTACCCCTTTAAACGACAGTTTCAGTTAAGCCGCCAGTGCCTTGCAGCGAATAAGTGGCGGTATTAATGCCATCGGATGATACACCGATTGAGCGGCTAGTTACAATAGCAGAGCCGGTCAACTGGTGATCACCAGTTGTGTTGCCCTCCATTTGCAGCTTTAGCACGACTGTATCACCAGCGGTTACATTATTTTGCGCTGTATCTGTATCATCAAAATATGTTTCAACAGTTGCAGTAAAATCAGTAAAGCTCGCAACATAAGTTTTGGATGTATCACCCATTGTGGTGTCTTCAATGGTGTCAGCGGTTTCATCGACACTAAAGCTAATTACTTCAGCCATTACGTCTGTGCCGATCAGAACGACACCATCGTTACCCTTAAATGTAGCCATCAGTTTGTTCCTTTTCTAAACGGCAGTTTCAACGTCATTTTCTTTAGTGCGATATTGCACTGTTATTGTAAACCGACCCACGGCGACCGGCTGCTCACCATCACCCGCATAATCAGCTTCAAACGCAACAACCTGTGCATCTTTTGCAAGGCCATTAAGCGTGACATCAGCGGCGATAGCTTCTTCAACTTCCACCGCAATCCCATCTAGCGAATTATCATAATTAGCTGTGCCAATTACATACGCTTCTACGACAACATCTAAAAACCTATTTATAGACCTTGCCAGCGTTATCGTATCAAATTCTGTTGTTTCCGATTTAGTAAATATACATAATGCTGGTAAACTCGTCTGTTCTAATGGAAATATACGACTGCGAAATACATTGCTGCCGGTTGTTGCTAATCCTGTTAAAGTGGTCACGATCTGATCACGTATTTGCTGACGAGCGTGTGCCATCTATTGTTTTTCCAATACCAACGTTGTCATACCGGTGCCGTCATCCTGCACAATCCGCATCGTATAGGCCACCGCGTTGATCGTAATTGTATCGCCTTCAGCGGCTGTTGATACGTCTGCGGTGCGGCAAACAAATCGCGGCTGTTGCAGTGCAAAGCCAACGCCCCCGCCAGCGTCAACCTCGACAAAATCATTATCAAAAATGCCGTTAATCGTGGTTGCATTATAGGTCGCCGCAACTCCGAAATCATTAACGCCAACAAAGATGGCGCGGTCATTTGCAGTTTCTACCGCCATTAATCGGCATCCTCATCAGCAACTTTAGCCACTTTAGCCACTTTGGCCGACCATAGCTTTGCATAGCCGCGATCAATCAGTTTGTTCGCTTCATCTTGACGAACATCGTGATCTTCACCGGCAAGCATAATACCGACTGAACCCGCTTGGCAGTCTTTTAGCGTTGTGATTTTAACAAGTTTAATCGTCATTTTTTCTTTGTGTTCCGCTTTACTAAACTAGCTGCTGATTTTTTTGTTAAACCAATTGCACGATCAGTTATGCCCTGTTTTTCTTCATACACTTCAACTTTGCCAGTATTAACCAAATCAAGCCCTACATTTTCAGCCACTTCAACAATGTCACCAACAACGTGTGCATTGCCACCAATTAAAATATTACGTTTGCATTTAATTTTCATATTAGCCCCCTATCGGGTGGAGATGGGGCAACCGAAGCTGCCCCACCATTATATTTATGCGTCGATGTCGAGACACGCAGCGAATGACTGTGCGTGACGAACAGCAATGTCAAGCTCTTGCATAACGCGGATGCGAACTGCACCAGTTGAGCCAGCGGTATATGGATCCACGAGCACATCGGGAGTGCTAAAAAAGCCCATCATTAGCTGACTAAAATCACCAAACACCATTGCAGATGCGGTTGTCAGTGTGCCTTTTGTAAGATCAGAAGGCACGTTGTTGGTGACAGCAAGGTTATACCCATAAAGGCTATTCCAAGGTGCATCAAGCAACATTACGCTATCTGTTGAGGCAACCTTTGGAGTTGAAGCCATCAGTGACTTAACCTTTGGGTTCGTTAGATAAGCAAGTGTGTTGCCGTTAATCGCAGCGTTGTCAATTTCAACCTCTTTAACAAGGTTAACAATATCATCCCACGCGATTACGCCACCATTGGTTCCGATTGCAACTGAACCGATACCGGCAGTGCCAGTAATACCAGTTGGCTCGTTAGAACCGCCGCCTTCAATCGCAACATCTTCAATTTTTTGTGCAATTGCGTTCAGCAGGTCATCACGAACAATCTGCTCAACAGATGGATCAGACTGGATCATCAGCAAACGAGAAATATCGGTAAATGCTCCGAGTGATTTTGGAGACATTGTGATTTGCGAGAAAACAGCGTTCACTTCAGATGTAGCACCGTTCTCAGCAACGAAACCGGCTGAAACGCCAGTTGCTAGCTTTGGAATAGCAACATCGCCACGCAAACCGGTCATAAAACGTGCGCCAAGCTCGTTAAATACCAAACGTGAGCGTAAGGCATCAACAAACTGGTCACCAAGATGATCAGTGCCGACCAAATGTCCACCGGCTGTAGCTGTGCCAACAGTCAGGTCACGACGACCGCCCCAGAAGCTGTCTGGTGCATAAAAGCCGCGTGCCTCGCGTCCAGTGCGCTTTGCGATTTCTTCTGAAACCTCGCGCTCAAGACCATTTAGGCCAGAGCCATTCACCAAGCCGCGAACAGCTTTGATGAACGAATAGTCGCGCTGCTCTTTTTCTGACATATCAACCGCACCGGCTGACTGCTCAAGTGGCTTACCTTCGCCGATTGCATCCAGCAATGTTGCGCGGAATTGTGCAACAGACTGACCTTCGCCGATTGCTTTATCGGCTAGATCACGCCGATTGTGTTTAACAGCAAGATTGATGATCTCGCTGGCATTCTTTTGAAAATCGCGCTTGGCTGCTTCAGCGGCTGCCTCACGGATTTCATCGTGATTTACTTCAGTCATAACTTTTTCCTCTGACTTGATAGTAGGTTCGATAAATTCAGCATTGCGATTAACGCCCACACCGGCATCGGCTGGAACGCTCACAATACTAGCTTCGTATGGCAACCAAGAAGAAATACCAACTGTCCCATCGGCTCTCTTGTCTTCCATTGTGCGGATTTGATAACCGATGCTGACGTTGCTTCGTATCCCATCCTTGACATCTTGATACACCTCTTGCGCTAGTGCGCTTTTTCCAAAGCGAACCACTGACCGCAACTTGCGATCAGCTTTATCCAAATAGGTGCGCTCAATAACGCCAATTTGTTTTGTCAAATCGTGATCAAGCAATAATGGCGCGTGGCCGCTGTTTAATCTTGACAAATCTGCTGCGCCATCATCGTGACGCAAAACCTCTAAACCAAAAGAACGCTCAACGGGTTCTTCAGAAGAAATCGACATCCTAACGCGCCGGTCATCTTCTTCGACCATCTCAGCTGCCCCAGCGCGGTGCATAAGCTCACCACGATCAAAGCGTTCTTCAATATGTATTTCTTCGTTTTCCATCGGTGCATTATCCACCAATTTAGTTTCTTTTTCAATCTGGTCATTTTCAGACATTTTCAGCCCCTTCTTCAACATTTGCTGGCACTGGTGCCTTTGTGCCAAATGGTTGGAAAGCGGTGTCGATGTTGTAACGATCAGCCAATTCGCTTTCGCGGTTAATTTGCTCAAAAATTTCTTCAGTATCACGACCATATTGGCTGTGTACATCTTGAAGGCTAACAATGCCGTTATTTAATGCAATGACGCTTGCTTGAATTTCTTTTTGCGGATCAACCCAAGCAAAACCGCGCGGCCGATAAATAACTTGATCTGCAAACAGGTCATACTTTCCCATTGGCAAATTTATACGCCCAACTGTTATTGCCATTTCTAACCAAGCCCGATAAATCGGGTCAATAAATTGGTCAATCATAAATTGTTGCACCATTTTAAAATGGTCACGATCTTCTATTGTTCCTTGCCGGATGCTGCTATAGCTAACGCCCTCGAGATTGTTTGCCAAGGATACATAACTTACACCAAGGCCTGACGCGATCCCGCGTAAAATAGCCTTTTCAAAATCAGAAAAGCTGTCTGTCGGGTTTTGCGGATCAAAAGCAGTGAAAGACATTCCAGCAGGCAATTGTGTAAACGTTGCAGGTTCGGCTGACATTATAGGTGCGTGATTGTCATAATCATCACCGACAAACCCATCACCCTCTGGGCTGGTAAAAAAGCCCATCTTTGACGCAGCAACCCGCGCATTTACAAGCGTTGCTTCCTCATAGCCATCAAGCATTTTTAGGCGTGATAAAACGTTGCTCATCCAAGGCACACCACGTGTTTGCCCAGCGCGATCTTGCAAATAACAGTGAATAATTTGACTAGCAGGCACAATCTTATGGTGCCGCTTTGTCTTGCTGCCATAGCCTTGATCGTGATGTGGATGGTCTTCAAAAAGATAATAATTTAGCGGCTTTCCGGTGCTTTTATCTAATTCCACGCCCATCCGCACTTCATTGCCATTATTTAGCCGTGCGTCATAGCCTTCATCAAGATAATCAGCCTCTAAAAATTTTAAAGAAAAGCCAAAAGGGTTGCCGGCAGGGTTTTTAATTTTTTGAATTAAGACCTCACCATCACGCACTAACGTTTCTAAAAACAATCTTTGTGCTTGTGCCCAAGAAACCCGACCATCTACAGTACAAAAACCGGCTCTGCCCCACTGTTGCCACGCTTGCTCAACAATTCTGTTTCCAACACTATCTAAAGAATTGTCATCATTACGCTTTCGCACCTGTATGCGAACCCCTGCCGAACCAACGACATTTGTGGACATAATCTGCAAATATCTTTTAGCATATGGGTGATTTCGGCTAATTTCACGGCAACGATCCCGCAAAACTCGTAATGATGGTTTGATTTCGCTGTCTGCCGATCGGCTGCTGCTTACAAAATCACTAAACAATCGGCCTGTGTCCGCGCCGTGAAATGCCCTAAC